TGGGTTCATTGGTCATTGGAGGGCTCCTTCATAAACACAAGCCAATGGGTCAGGCCCTTGCGCCCGGATGGATGGCCGAACATGGGTTGCTCTGGCGTCAAGGCGAGCACTTCGGCCAGACGCACCTGGGTTTCATTCCACTTGAAGATCAAGATGCCGCCGGGCTCCAGCACGCGAAAACACTCCGCAAAGCCCTGGCGCAAATCCTCGCGCCAGTCCGGCCCAAGCCGACCGTACTTCGCGGCCAGCCAGGAACGCGGCCCGGCGCGCACCAAGTGAGGGGGATCGAACACCACAAGCCGAAAGTTCCCGCCTGGATAGGGGATGGCCCGGAAGTCCATCAGCACATCCGGCTCAATGCGCAGCGTGCGGACTCCGCTGGCGTTGCCGTGCGAGCGGTCGGTGACGGTGATTGTTTCGGCGCGGCAGTCGCCAAAGACTGCGCGCGGGTCTGCTTTGTCGAACCACATCATTCGGCTGCCACAGCACGCATCCAGCACCGCTGGCGCAGTGTCATTGGTCATGGTTCACTCCTTGGGTACGACGCGCGCAGAGCATTGCGTCGGCCACCTCATAGCTCGCATACGCAAGGCGTAGCACAGGGTCTTGACCATCCATTTCGGCCTTTGCAACCAGTGCGTCACATGCCTCGCCCGGGACGGCATCCGTCACCAACTGGGACTGCATCGCCAATCCTGCAAAGTGGTCCCGCAGGCTCATTCCCAAGGCTCGCGCATCCGCTGATGGAAGGGTCGGGTTCTTCTTGGCGAGGGCGAGTTGGATTGCTTCGGCGAATGCATGGACCTGGGTGGCATAGATACCGCCCGACACGTTGCGCAGCCCGTCGTTGGCGATCAGGTCCACCTCTTCTGGGGTGAGCATGGCCAGGGTCGGCTCTGCCGCTACCGCTCCAGGGGAGGCGAGGGCGTCCCGCGCGATCTTGCGCATGTTGGCCGCCTGCATATCGTCTTGCTCAGGAGCTGGGTACTCGGCGATGGTTCGCAGGGCGAGGAATGCCCGTTTTGCATCGGGAGCGATTGGGGCATCGGAGCCGCGCATGGCGTTTGCCGCTTCCTGGAAGGCTTTGTGCCTGCCCAACTGCGCGCCCGCCTTTGTATGGGCCTCCAGCTCGGCGGTTCCGAATCTGCGGGTTCGCACTTTCTCTTCCCAGCCTAGGCACTCTGGGCGTCGCATCTGCTCGATGTAGTTGCAGTAAGCGCGATCACTGAGGGACTGGAAGGTTTCCGCAAGTGCTTTTCTATGTGGCTCGGCCGCCACGCTGGCGGCATTGGTGTTGGTGGTCATGGGTGGTCCTTGATGGGGTCACTGACCGCGCTATGTCGATCAGCAAGTCTCTGAATTCGGGGGGGGTGGCGTTGCGGATGCGGGTCTTGTCCTTGCCGCCGACCATGGCCATCATTCCGATGCGCCTGGCTTATTCGTACCCATGCAGTTCCAGGGCGCGGGGATGAATTCGCTGCTCTGTCTTTCCCCAGCGAAGCTCGGGTAGGTCTTTGCGCCTGACCCGGTTGGCATAGAGCCATGTCGGCTTGCCTGCAAAATGCCCGTACTGGCCTTGATATACGCAGCACGTCCACCCGCCCATGCCAGCCTCAATCCATCCACCATCGCGGTGCGGCTTCGCAATTCCGAACGCATCCCATGCGCGCGAATCGCACGGGTGTTCAAGAACCCCACCGAAGGCATCGACCGCAGCCAGCGCAGATTTGAAGCATCCGCCGTCGTCGCCCAGCTCGAACTGGTGCGGCTTGCGCGTGCTGCCGTGCCAGAACCTGCCCCAGCGCTGGCATGGCGGATGCGCCACCACAGGCCACGGGCCTGCGTACTTCCTGGCATCGCGCGCCTCGTCCCATGGGTCAACACCAGGCAGACCAAAGTACGCCCCGTCTGTTTCTACGAAGAGGGCTGCAATCATCATGGCTCCAGAAACAGGAAGCCCCGCACGGTGGCGGGGCTCGGTTGGTAAGTCCCCGTGGGGCAGGGGGTTTCGGCACGTTGGGCGGTTCAGGCGGCTTGTACCGTGAGCTTGCGTTGAATTGGCACAAGCCCGGCCCAGGGACTAGCCACGTGTTGCCCGGCATTGCGCTTGCGCCGCACGACGGCCCGGGCGCGGTTGCGCAGGTAGTAGCTGTGCTTCCGGGCGCGCACGCGGTCTTTGTCGAACTCTGGGCGCTTGGCATCTGGCCCAGGAACGGCCGCATAGATCGGCGTCTCCCGGCCCTGCACGCCAACCTGGGTGCGATATCCGACGATCCGGAATAGCTTCCCTGGATGGTTGGTGCGGGCGGTCGTGAGACACGCGTTCACGCGGCTGCGGGGCCAATCAAGATGCTCGACAAGTTCGGGCACGCTCATAGGCCCACACTCCCGGAGGGCGCGCGTTATTGCGTCACGCGTAATGGGCGGGACTGGCATCAGGAAGCCTCCTCGATGCGCGGCCGGTGGTGCTCTTCAAATTCGAAGATCGCCTGGGCGTAGTAGTCTTGGGCGGCTTCAACCTTCTCGCGGATCAGCGCTTCTTTGGCGTCGTCGCGCTGGATGACCCAGCTCGTGAGGCGTTGGTGCTCTGGAATGTGGCCGACAAGGTGCATGCACATGTCCTCGTAGCCGATCAGGCGCTCTGGGGTATCGACAAGGGCGTAGTTCACCTCCCATTCGTCGGCGCCCCAAAGCATCATGTAGCCGCGCATCTGCCATTCGTACAGCTTGTCCTCGCAGTCCTTCACCCAGCCGGGGAAGGTCTTGGCTGACCAGGATGACTTGAGGTCGTGGCCCCGCTTGCGCGCTGCGTCGTAGAGGTCGCATTCGCCCGTGATGAGGCCATTGTTCTTGCGCTCGGAGTTCTTTGCCAGCGCCAAACCACGCACCCGGTTGAGCAGGGCGATGCTCTGCTCCTCGACCTCGATTCCCTTCTCGATTTCCTTGCTGGAGAACGTGAAGTCGATGCCGAAGATTTCCTGCTGCGCGAGTTCGCGGATGTAGGTACGCGCGCCCACGGACAAGACGCCCTCCGCCTTGGTCTTGGGCTCAGTCATGATCTTGCCCAGGCTAGAGCAGCGGATGAGAACTTTCGTGTTCATACTGCGGCTCCAACGGCTGCGTTGAATGCTTTAAGACCAGAGGCATCCCGCGCTTGGTTCAAGGCGCTGCGGGCTTCCTTGCATGCCGCCGAGAAATCCGGAGTGCCCTTGCGCGTCACCGCGTATTCGATCCAGCCGCGCACGACCTCGGATGCATCGCCCCCCCCCAGTCCATCATCGTCGTCGCCACCTTCGGCCACGCCGCAGATGGCCTTCAGCGTGTAACGTTCAAGGTAGGTCTTGGTGCTGGCCCGTGCTTGCAGCGCGTTCTTCGCCCCCCCTGTGTCGGGCGAGCCGCCCATGCTGACGGACTCGCAGTGCCCGCCCACGTGTTTGAGGGTGCAGGTGACTTCGAGCCAATCCTTCTCGTCGCGGGAGAGCTTCCAGGATGCGCTCAGGCCGTGCTTCGATAGCGCGGGCGTAACGGCGTGCACTACGTCATGCAGTTCGGCGTATGCGCGCCCTTTGAGCGGGCCATCGTTAACGGTGCGGCCCTTCATGACGCGCACAGCCTCGGCCTTGAAGGCGGCGAACGCAGCGTTGTAAGCCTTCTCGGCCTCCCGCCGCTCCCAGCGCTCCTGCAAATCCATCATCTGGCCTATTTCCTCAGGGCTGACGCCCTGGGCGCGCGCGGCCAGCATCATTGCTGCTGGCGAGTTGGGCGCTAGTGCACCTGAGTGCTGCTGCAGTGCGGGCGCAGGATGTTCGCGCACTGGGGCTGTGTCCAGCAAGGTGAGTTCTGCGGTGTCGGTTGTCATGGCATCCTCAAAAATATTGCACCCACCCCACATAGAGCAGGGCAGCGGTTAGGCCAGCAAAGAAGCTGGTGGTCATTGCTACAGCAGCCCACAGAACAAGGGACTGCATGGGAGTGAGTTCGATGTCTTCTGTCATGGCTTCACCTCCGCGAACTGCTCCAGCCATTCGCGCCGGGCCTGCCTATGGGCTTCCAGTGGTGTGCTGGCGGCGTCATCAGCAACCAGCTTTGCCGTGGCTACGTCATCGCAACCAGTTAGCACCAGCACGGCCAGAACTGCGGGAGCGATTGCCCAGCCGTGGCGCACGCAGGCGTAAAAAAACCGCCGATGGAGAGGCGATTTGTAGCGGTAGATCGCGCGTCCGTCACATCGGGTTGTGCGCGGGAAACTGCTGGTGCAGTTGTCGAGATAAGGGGGCATTCGGATCATGTCAGTCATCCCAGCTGTCGCCGCCCGGCATGGCGAAGTTCATGTAGATCGGTTCGCCTTCCTCATCTTCTTCGCGACATTGACCAAAGATGCTGTTGAACCATTCGCGCTTGCTCATGAGCCGGAAGCCCTCGGGCATTTGCTCGGCCTTAAAGTTCGCAACGCATTCACGGATCATTGCCTCGTCGGGATAACGCCCGCGTGCGATGCCAACGGTTGCAACGCCTTGTTGCCCTTCATCGTTGATGATCGAAATCTTGATCTCGACCTCAATGGGGGCTTGCAGTTTCACGGTCATGTCGGATCTCCAGAATGAAAGAAGCCAGTGCTGGACTGACTCGCTGTGTATTGCCATGCGGGGCATGAGGAGCAGTGCCCACGCCATTCACCATCGTGGCTGTGCACATCTCCAGTACCGTCGCAGTAACTGCAGCGCCGTGCCGCGTTGTCGGCCTTGATCTGCCCTTGGCGCTCACGCGAACGGCGCTCTGCCAGCGGTCGGTCTTGCTCGTTGCGCGTCATGCTTCCTCCAGTTCGTCGGGATGGTCAGGGTCATGTGGATCAGGATGCGCAGCGCGGCGCTGTTCGTGATCCCGCTCGCGCAGTGCTTGTTCGCGGGCGAGGTGGTCGATTTCCTCGGCTGGCCTGCATCGATGCATGAGGGCATTGACGAACGGGCGCATGGTTGGGTTGACATGCTCATTCATGGCATGACTCCCGCGCTGCCGTGATGCGCGACACGCCGACCTCGATCAGCAGCTTGTATTCGTGCAGGATGCGGGCATCGTGCTTGCGGGCGCTGGCTGCCAGGAACTCATCGACGGTGCCGCGGAAGCAGCCGCGCGTGACTTCGATGCTGTTTTCCTTGGTGTTGTAGATCGTCAGGGTTCCGTTTTCGGAGCCCACTTTGGAAAACCAGCAAATGAAGGCGTTGCCGGACACCCGCGCGTCGCCGGACACCCGCGCGTTGCCGGACACCTGCGCGTCGCCGTACACCTGCGCGTTGCCGTA